CGCATGGTGTTGCTTTTTTAGTGGGGAACATAAGTTTCATGCCAGCGCTATTAATTTTTCCTGATAAATCAAACTAACCATTCGTACTAGCCACAGCTGCTTTAACCTCTATTCCAATAAAACCCGCGATACCAGTAGTCAAATCAAGGTCAGTGCGGAAGCCACTCGTGCCAGATGTCACAGTAGATGAAGGCGCGGCTCCAGTATTGATATTATATACCTTACCGACAAAATACGTATTGCCTTTACCGAAAGGAACATCCAAAGTAAAAGACTTTACATCACAGTAGTAATGGGATTTAGCATAATAAATTTTATCGGCGCTAAGTGAAGATATTAATAGCTCTTGATCGGTAGTAATGAGATTTGTATATCCAGCATCCGCATACCAACCATCAAATCTATATCCTCCTTTGGGTCTAGCAATAATTTTTACTGAATCATTGCTACCCATATAATAACTCTAATCATCCTAAGAAAGTAAGGCTGGACTCCACCGAGGCCCTTTAATACTAAAATCTGTAAGATAAAGTTTATCATTTTCACTTGCATCAAAAATTTGAATCTTTGCCCAAAAGCCTATAGCCGTTTCTGGAATTGTAAAAGTGTAAGTAAAGGGCGTCAAAGAGCTGGCAGCCGCAAATCCCTCAGAAAAGGTGGTGTTCTACCACGAAGTTCCTGTGTTAGATATTGTCCAACCGAATTTCATATTACCCGCGGTAAGTGTATATTTACCTGATACAGTATATGTTTTTCCTGGAAGAAAACCATACATTTCTGTCAAATAAGGAACCATTAATTTGTGATAAGTATCACCGCTCCCCGCGGGAGAAAGATCCATACTGAAATTTGTTAAATTAAATAATTCGTAGAAACTTTTTTCGATATAACGCTATCTACTATAAACCATATTTGCGCTTTCTTCATTATTCTATTCATCGGATTCGACATTTGTGACTGCCCCATCTGGCGGTATATATATTTTAGTATTACCTGCTACATATACGTCACCTTCAAGATTAACCATTTCTACATTTTTTGGCTTATCTATCCAAACTCGAGTATTTTCATCATTTACTACTTGAATATGATACTATGTTTCTTCCGGAAGAATATAATATACATCTAATTCTGCCGCATATATAGCAAGAGCTGAAGCATTACTACCATTATTACCATATTCTATTTGAACGCCAAAATGTCCTTCGCGGATTTCTCGCGCGGTCCACCTACTGAGGGAAAGTTCTCCCTCTGAATAAGTAATAATTTTTGTTTCTGTAGTAGCTGGGAAAATAGCTGAACCTCGATAATATCTTACCGGAGTTTCATCATAATCTTTATAAGCCTCATTGGGAATATAATCTATTAAACCAAAATAGATTGTGGGATCTGAAGCTTCATATAAAGTATTTTTATCAGTAGTCAAATATTTAATACGTAATTCGAAATTAGTTAAAATAGCATTTTCTGGAATATCATATGCATTTTGAGCAAATTGTAAAGCTAATCCCGCTTTAAAAGCAGTGCCGTCATGGCGTTTAGGCACCGTCTATAATAAACCATTTGTGGCATCCATGGTATTGGTTGCTAAAACATCATATCCTACAGGCAATGAGAGAGAGGGGCCGTTATCTCTGGGCGTTGTTAAGTCATCACCAGAACCATTCCATCTAAAAGGATAAGGATCGGTTGCTTTAGTTGGTCGCACTGTAACCTTAGTGCGCTTTTTGCCTATTCTAGCATATATAACCATATCATGCATAGGAAAAGTGGTAGTATAAGTAGCTTCTTTTGATATATAATTTCTAAATTCACTATCGGCATACCAACCATAAAATTCATATGCAGTATCGGTCACAGAACAGGAGAAAGAAACTTCCTAATTGTATTCGCCTTTTTCCGGCGAGATAGAGAAAGTTGCTTTATTGCTAAAATCTGATACATTACCTATTGTAGCAGTAAAAGGCACTGGGCCGCCCAAAGCATAATAAGTAGTACTGGCATCTGGAATTATAGTATATTTTAAGTCGTTAGAAATAAGCTAAGTACAAGCTTCATCGCTATACCAACCTTTAAAAACTGCGCCAGTCGTAGTAGAAGCCGAGAGTGTAATTGCCTCACCTGGTAAAATTTCTGTTTTGGAAACCGAAGCTGTGTCAATATAAGAATTTACTTTAATTACATTGCAATCAAATTTTTCTGGTGCTCCTTCATAATTTACCGTAAGATAGAGCTATGTAGTTTTCATCTTGTTATTGCGCAATGAGCCGCCGGCGGTGACGCGGCCATCTGTATGAATAGCAATATTAAACGCTTCGCCAATATTTGATGAAGAAAATAATTTATCAGTAACATCGACTTGTGCTGGAGTGATATCTGCTGAATAATCTGTCCATGTATTATGATGTAAATGTTGATTCGTCTATTGAAATGTTTTTCCGGTAGAGCGATTAATAACCCACCCTTGATTAAATTGTTCATCATCACTCTGTTCAGTGCCATCATGCTAAGCATTATAGTGAATGCTTAATCCTCGAATATAAAAATAATTAATAGGAGAAGTACCCCCTGCCTAACAAACGGTAGTTACACGAACACGACTGAAACCAGTAGACCCTTTGGTTTTTGCATATATATATCCGGTATCACCATCAGCCACTTCTTCATTCAGCAACTTCCAAGCATAATCTCCTGAACTCTTTTGATGCTCTATAGAAACATCTGCTGTGGGTCTTAAAATAAAACTTCCGGTCTACATTATCTCTCTACCTCCTTATACCAAGCCTACACGATTGCAAGAATATCTTCAGCAGTACATTCTGAAATGTATCCAGACTATAAATTTGAATCATTCCTTAATAACACCTAATCAACAACGGCGGGATGATCGCAAAAACGAAAATGAATAGTCCAAACCGTCATATTATTTTCACATTCCCAAGACATATAGTTGCCGATTTCTTCATTACCATTCTTTATAAAAGTGTTATATGCTCCTAAATCAATACTTGGTATATATTTTTTTAAACTATCTTTTAAATAATCTATTAAATCTGATTCACAAAATAAAACATTTTGTCCTTTTATACATACACAAAAATTTAAATCTGATGAGTCACATAATACAGGATAAATTTCATAATCTAATACCTAAATTACTGGAATATTTTTTGCTTCATATTCTGCCACATCAAAATCAACCCCATAGCTCGAAAATATAAAGGGGCAGTCGGTTTGATTTACATAGAGTCCACCTTGACCCTCAAAAAGATTTTTTATTGTATCAGTAAGTGAATCTACAATATTGCATGTTTTCGGTGATAAGTCTGTTTGTAAAACAGACTTTTTCTTTTTAGCATCCTAAAATTCAGCTAAAGAAGTAAAACCATAAGGTTTTAACAATTCTAATAAAGACTTTTTATCTGTAGAAGCTAAATATTCCTATTCTATCTACATAGCTTTTTCGATATTATTCATTAGAATTTAAAACCTCCCTTACTGCTCTAAGAGTGAATTTTTACTCCCCGCTGCAGCGTCCTCTACAACGTAGGTTATAATTTTATCAGATGTGCCGGCCGCAGGAGCAGTATTAGAAACTTGAATTGTATATGTATTAGTATTTATATCACCTACAGAGGCATCAATCATATCTTGAACCTTAGTAGTTGTAGGTATTTGAACGCTATCAGCTGAGGTATCGGTTGCCCCAAAAGCAAATTGATATGTAGCTACATAGCAAATCATAGAATCTCCCGAATCTCCAGTGGTATAAGTTAATCCGCCAGAAGAAACAGAAAGATCTGTCGCGTTATGAACGTAGTCAAAGACTAAAAGATTTTGAGCGGCTATATAACGAGTAAGCGGAACCTCATTGATAATCGGTATTGTTTTTTTAGAGCCATCACTTAAAGTAATTTCTTTATTCCGTATTACGTGCGCTATAACTTTTGCACCGCTTTGATAGGCTGCTAATACTTCAGTATATGTTTTATCACAAGTACAAGAATAACCCAATATCCAGTTACCGATAGAGGATTGTTTGGTATCTAAAGTAACATTAATAACATAATCAGAAGAAGAGCCAGATAGCGTAGCAGGCTCCCATTCCGTGGGTACGCCGTTGCTGTCAACCGCTTTTATTTTCGGTATCTGACCGACCGCCGCAGAAGCAAGGCCGAGTGATTTTGGTTCATTTGCATTTGTATAATATTTAGTTTCAATTCCCATTTTTAACCCCTCCTTATGCCGTGATTTCGCTGGCTGTCAGCGTTCCAGTATCATCAATTGTTAATTTAAATTTTTTAGTTGATCCCGCTGTAGAGGATGCGAGGATAATCTCTTTGTCGCCGTTTGCCATGACGGTCTGAGAGCCTTGGTCTTGTGCCGTACCGCCAAACTGTGGTCTACCTTGAAACCAAGGAACGCCATTCCAGTCTAAAGTATTGGCATTGGAACGATTATAAATATTTTTTCCATTACCAACGATATGGGCATATTTATTCGAGGAATCTATTACATTACATATACCTTGAACGTGTTGGTAACTACTTTCTGCAATTGTATTGAAGCCTTCTGCATGAGATTGATCACCTGATGCAGTTGTTCCATTACCTTCTGCGTGAGAGCCGTAGGCTGATGCAGTTGTGTTAACGCCTTCTGCGTGAGAGTTTCCACCACTTGCAGTTGTATCATAACCTTCTGCATGAGAGTTATTCCCAATTGCCGAACCAGACTTTCTTCCCATACTAAAACTTCCTGTACCAATTGGATTATTTTTATCCATTTTTTCACCAACCATAGGTAATACAGTTGTTTCAATTTCTTGATTAACCGATGTTACAACATTATTATAAATCTATTCATCAGTATATGGAAGCTAAGTAAATGTCTTAACCCCATCACCGATCTTTAGGCGGGTTTCTCCCGCACTCGTTTGAACAACTATTATTTCTCCCTCGGCAAGCACTGGATTTTTCGAAGTCCAATTAGCTGCCGTATCAGTTCTATTTTTTACTGTGGCTTGTATAGTTTTTGTCATTGCCATTTCTTAACTTCCTTTCTATGTATCTTATTCCGTTATTATAAACGAAATAAAACCATTATAATATTCTCAATAAAATCTAAAAAATTAAATAGATACATTAAACGCTTTTGCCCAATAAAAAATAAGGAGTAATGAATATTTTCACTACTCCCTATAAAAAATTATATATTATTTATCAGGCTTTACCGCCATCAATAATTAATACATCGCCCTCGGCAACGAATAATTTTTGAACATCGACAGCTTTAATGCCAATCTTATTCTCATTAATTGCGATACTCGTATCATCTGCTATAGGAACCGCAATATTGACAGCCTTGCCATCAACAGTTTGAGCCACATTATTGACTTTAATAGATTCAATAACGTTGGCCTGGCCTTTATTCCATTGAGCAATCTTAGCATCAGTTACTTTACCCTCAATGGCAGTAACACGAGCACTTACAGGAGCAACGCCATCTTTGACGGCCTTGGCTACGGAGCCAACAACAGTGTCTGCGCCATTTAACTTTTCAATAGCAGCAGCGTTTGCTTTAATGCTGGTATCCATCTTAATAGCGCTATCGCTGTGATTACTAATCCAAGAGGAAATTTCCTTTAGAGTGTCGAAAGACTCAGGAGCACCATCAACAATCTTGGCGACCTCTTCATGGGCCATGTCACGAGCCGACTTGTTATTGTCTCCCTCGACGGAACCAATCAAAATGTCGATCGCAGACTTGTTAGCAGTGATTAAGCCACGAACTTCAGCGTCATTATAGGTAGCGGCAGTCTTAGCATCAGCAATCATTTCAACTACTGTCTTACCCTCAGTAACAGTACCAATCTTAGCGTTGATACCGGAGATAGCGGTAGCATTCTCGCTAATTAAACCGGCGGCAGTCTTGCCTTGAGCAATAGTGCCAACCTTAGCACTTAGTGTGTTAATCGCGGTTGTATTATTAAGACTATCATCAGAGGCGCTCTCGGCGAGATCGTAAACATCTCCAACAGTGCCAGTATATTTGCCCAAAATAGCAGTCTTTAAAGCAGCATCTTTCTTTTCGGCCTCAGCGTCTGCCGCACTCTTAGCGGTAGCGATAGCAGTAGAAACCCTCTCAACATCAACCTTACTCTCTAACGCAGTAACTCTAGCAGACACATCAGTATCACCGGTGACTAGACTATCGGCGTAAGCCTTAGCATCAGATAGGGCAGAAGCAGACTTTTCATCTGCGTATTTCTTAGTGCCCTTGATAGTATCAACAGTAGACTTATCTTCGGCGGTGCCAACCAGTGCGTTCTTTGCATCACCAACATCAGACATGGTAGCGGCTTTATTTGTAGATTTGTCATAAGCAGTGCCAAACTCTAGCTTATCCTGTTTACCACCCAGGGTAGTAGCTAAACCGCTGACCTAACTTTGATCAATAGTAGGAATATCTTCCTTGGTCAGTGCGGCTAAGCCAATAACTAAACCATTGCTATCAACGGTAACCTTAGTACCGGAGCCAGCCTTAGTAGCAGCATTCTTAGGAACAGCAGCGTCGGCAGTGGTCTTTACAGCAGCAATAGCACTAGCATTGGTAGTGTCAGCTTTCTCGAGAGCAGAAATCTTAGTATCATAAGCAGCTTGATTAACATAGTCGCCAGCGTCTTGCTTTGCATTCCAAGCGGCAATATCGTCAGCAGTAATGCCAGCAGCAGGCTTACCTTCTAAAGTATTAACACGAGCAGCCAGTGCCGTTAAATCAGCAGCTTTAGCATAATCGCCAATCTTCAGAGCAGAGATGGCATCAGTTACATAAGCAACTACAGTAGCCTTCTCGCCTTCACCACCAATACCAGCAACAATATTCTGCAGCTTGGTAATGGCAGTATTCATTTTAGTAGCATCAGTACCATGAGTGCTGATCCAATCAGAGAGTTCTTTTAACGTATCAAAAGACTCTGGGGCGCCATTAACAACCTTAGCAACTTCTTCAGCGGCAATCGCGCGAGCCGACTTAGATGTATCCTCGCCTTGTAAAGTAGAGATAGCGGTTTCATTAGTCTTAATACGCTTGCGCAGACCGGCGGTATCATCCGCACCAACTACAGCCTCAAGGACATCAACATCGCCTTGTGCGGCGGCTGCCGCAGTTTGAGCGGCCTTAGCATCAGATACGCCCTTGTTAGCAACAGTCAGTACAGCAGCAATGTCCTTATATAAGCCGGTTGCAGCAGTCTCGCCAGCGGCGGGAGCGCCAACCTTAGCAACGAGATCATTAACCTAAGACTGTAAGTTAGCAACATCAGAAGATAGGTCGCCCGATGTGGTAGTCTGCGCCAACTTAACAAGTGTACCGGCCTCATTGCTAATCATATAGGCTTCGCATGTTTTGCTAGCCTCATTAACCAAGGTGATAATCTGACCAACATAAGCTGTTGCACCACTCTTGGCGTAAGTTTCCATTGTAGTCTTGTCATAGTAGACAGAACTATCATCCAGAGGAATTGGATTGCCACGCTGGATATTCATGGGCAAACCCATGAAATTACCATCTTTTTTTATAATAGCCATAAATTTACTCCTCCTTTATGAATTAACCAATTACAATACTATAAGATTGAGAGCTAGGAATTGATGCAGGCTCAAATACCCATACATTATATGGTACTGCAGTGAATCCTTCAGCGCCCTCAACATTTACAGTGTTAGTTTGCTTTACAAAATCTTTAGTAGCATCTGCACCCATTGCACTTGGAAGTGTAACTTTAGATACATTGTATCCCGAAGGGCAAGCTACAACAACTTTCTTAGCACCCTCACCAGCTGTAAACGTAGTAATAGTCTTCTTACTAGCTGCTTCATGGTTCAAACTACGAATACTAGCAGAATCTAGAACAAATCCATCAGTTTTAACAACGCCATAGAACATATGGCGAACACCAACAAGCTTACCCGATGCTGTAGCAAATTTAGTACCAGCAGCAATCTTGCCAGCAGTATAATCATTACCTAAATTAGTTTTAGGAACAGCGCCTTCATTATGAGTAATAGAAACACTTAGTGTCTTAGTACCATTAGCAACAACATTGTCAAATGTGCCAGTAGCGCCAGTCTTAGTCTAACCATCGAAACTAGCAGTTACAGTACCAGCGACAACGCCAGTGGCAGGGCCATAGGTGTAGGAACCAGCAGACAAAGATGCCGAATATGAAATATTCCTATGAGTACCAACCTCAACTGTGCCGCCTCCACTTAAGGTTACAGATGCGACAGGTTCAGTTGTTGTAGGATTAGTCTCTTTTGCCAAAATGGTAGCCATAAATTCCTCGACACTCTTACCTGATGCAGCAAGCTTGCCGGAACCGCCATCCGGAGCACCAATGGCGCCAATAGCATTAGTATAGGTAAAATCGTTATCGAAATAAACATTCTTAGCATTATAATTGCCGTCCATAGCGCACCATTTTTCGCCATCATAAGCGTAGGCTGTGTGGCTATTGACTTTTGAACCTTTAGTTACTGCACGCTCAACTATGGCCATATCACCTTGCGCTGGGTTAGCAATGGTAGCGAGTTTTTCAGTATCAGTCTCATTACCCTCGACTAATAACACGGAAACTTTATCTTCCGCTTTGTCAATCAACGCTTGAATAGCAGCTTGATCTGCGCCAGCAATTTTGAGGTATTTCCAAGTATGCTCGCCATCACCAATACGAATTTCATTTTTTGTGGTATCAATACCAACTTCACCCTTTTTGAGTATCTTTGTACTAGCTTCCCACTCGGTTGTGGTGCCATTACGCAAGATAATTTGGGTGCTTAAAGTTTTAGTAGCCATAAATATTTTTCCTCCTTAAAAAATATTAGGGGTCGCCACCATCGACGATTTCATATTCGTCTTCTTCTGGTTTTAGACAAATAAAATCATTGTTATCATCGACTAAATATGGGACCCATTGACCATCTATGTTAATTGAAATCATTTCCCCGGTATAATCATATTTATTAGCCCAGGTTCGTGCTCCAACCACAGAATTAAATTGGGTTTTTTTAGTAATGGTTTTTAACTGACCATTATCATCATAATAATACATTTCAGACCGTTTTGCGTCATCACTAGTTAATACTAGACTCTCACGAGGAATAACGCCACTTTCAATGGCGCCTTGAATACGGTCTTTATCGCTATACACTACATTAAACGCCATCGTATTCCTCCTTATTCTATTGCGCTTACTTCATAGTAACCATTAATTAATTGCGATTGATGTCCTTCAGCTAATAACGCTGCGGGGACTTCGCAATTAAATTTGCCGCCTTTAATAGTTACCTTGGCATCTTGTTCTACGAGAATATTCTAATCACGCGCGGAACAATCAAAAATACCACCAGTAATTATAACATCAGCGACATTAATGCCATCATTGAGCTTTCTTGCTCTTAGATTGTAATAATCATCACAGCGGAAATTGCCCCCGTTAATAGTTAGTAGCTTGCCGCAAGTGTAAATAGTGCCATAGAAATCACCGCCATTGATTTCGGCATAGCCATTATCATCATTCTTGATAATATACAAACCGCCCATAAATGAACCATCGTTAATAACGAGCTTTGGCGCGGCTTCATTTTGGCCAGTTACGAAACCCTTGGCCGGATCATTATCAGAATAATCCCAATAGCCATTCTCAATTAGGCTGGAATACTCTTTATCATAGCTCACTAATCCGCCATTAAATGTCATATTACCATGGTTAACAACGGTATAATAACCATTCTCTGCCGAATCTAACGTGCGAATATAAGTACCGCCATTAATATATATATTACCACTGTTCATCATCGTCGGCTTAGCATGTTTGCGGCATTCCATCGTGCCGGCCCCACTCACGGTTAGAGTAGACTGGTATCCAACAATTAACGGAGTTTCTTCGTCATTCTTTACATTGATATTCTTTAATTCAATACTAGCATTTTTATTAGCGGGTATTGATATTACACTATTAAAATTAGCTGGAATAACAATTAAATCGCCATCACTTACATTAGCAAGCGCATCTTCTATTGAATTATATCTAATTCCATTAGATTCAACAGTTGAATTGGGGCTACCATCATCACGGATTTTGATAACTTCTACTACACCGGGTTTGGCGGCGGTGCCGCCTATTTGCTTCCATTGGCCTTGACTATGGATATAAAACATATCATCTATTTCACATATTTCACCATCATAAGCAACTTCAGGCAATTTATTCACAGAACCCAAGTATTTGACAACCTCAGCTGGAAGAACTATATTATCAGTGATATAGGGTAATTCATTCCAAGGCGTTATGCCATTACCGACTTTTAGCTTTCCGGTATCCAACTCAAAACCTGGTTCACCGGGTCCAAGAATAAGGTTTTTCGCAGCCCAGGAGGCAGCTTTACCGCGTTTAAAATAAAACTTAGATTTCATATAAACATCGGCCATATTTTTTCCTCCTTACGAACCTACATCTCCGCCGTCCCAAATATAGGTATTATCAGTGCCAGGATCGGGGTTGCTAGAACCGCCACTACTATTAGATAAATTTACTTTTACCCAAGAGTTTTGATTATTCAGCATATAGGAATTTGAAGTTGAAATAACAAAAGCCGTACTACCCGGAATAAGCATATCATCTGTGGGCAGATTTTTTACTTCTGCTTCTGTATCTAATATAAAATGCTTAAGCCCATATACGGCTCTACCATTCTCATGAGTTAAACCATACATACTAAAATAACACCCTCCTTTTATTTTTGATTTAGATTATTTTTATAACCTTTCTAATAACTTTAAAAATAGGCCTTATATTTTGAGCGACTTTTGGCCAAAAAAATTCCTAATGGGTGATTCTAGAGAAACTCGGAGCTTTGCGGAGCCGGCGAAAGACAAAACGGAGGATATAAAAATAGGGCTAGAGAAAGATCTCTAGCCCTCCAAAAGGAAAGGAGTTAATAGAAATGATGAATTACAGAATTCTAGAAACATAGTGG